GCCTTCACAACATCATTCATATATTCATCATTCTCACCCGTATATGCTCTAGCCATTCCTTTATAAACATCACTACAATACTCATTATGTTTCGATAATGGTATGATTTCGTTAAGTTTTTTAACATTGTAGTACTTGTTTGATAAGAAGTCTATTGCATTATTTGATATATTTTTTTCAAATGGTTTACCTGTTTCGTTCCACCATATGAAGTTTTCATCCACAACATCTTCAAATTCATAGAAATGATTCAATAGTTTTTTATCAGGAGTGAGTATCAATTTTTTATTCAACCACTTATAATCTTCCATAAATTTATCTGAGTCAGGATGGTGTTGGATTATAAAGTATGGGTCACATGCAGACTCTGGTTGACACCATAAAGCTGATAATCCATTGTTTTTATGTAATGGATGTAAGTTTGGGTCTTTAAATATGGGTATAACAGTATACATCGTACTACAATATACGAACTTTTAATTTAAAAAACAACGCTTTTTTTAATACTCCTCTACAGATTTCCAAAGATAGTGAAATGCCTTTATTTCTCTACTACCAAAACTCTCAGGTATCATTACCCAAGAAAAACCATGAGTTAATAATTTATACCTTGCACCTTTTTTCACTTTTAATTTATAGTAAAAATCATAAACATATCCCTTAGTAGCCAAAAAACCTCCAAGTCTTGCATCAAACCCACATGAAAATCCATCTTTTACATATTGTTTACCCGACCAACTCCATCCTCGTGGTACAGGGTCATTTATCGTTGGGATAACTGCGTAGTTTGTCATTGATTGTGCCCAATTTGCATCAACATTTAAAGTAAAATCTTCCGTTGCTTCACATGAGTATATATATTCAAGTTTACTTGGTTGAAACGGTCTATCCATAATTGGTTTAAATTTTTGAAATTTTTTGGCACCTAATTTATCCCACTTATACAAATTTAACTGTTTAATTGCAGATTTTGCAATATAAATATCACTTACATCTGAAAATAGACCAGATGCTTTTTTCTTATCTTTTCTCATTCTCATTACTGTTTCTAAATTTGTAGTCCATTTACCTGTATCTACACTATGGTCTACTTTCATTACTTGAAAATAAACTAAATCTAAATATCTTTTAGGTAAGTAATCTACTCTAAATACATCTCCTGGTGCCAATGATGAAATACCGTAGATTGATAGTTTTAATTCTACAGGTAATACAGTTGGTAGATTATCTCTAAAAAAATCTTTTTTTGCTAATAGACCATAATAACCTGAAACACTATCTGCCATTTGAGAATTACCATATCTTTCTTGTTTTTCCGTCTGTTCTGTTTCATCTTCTTCATCTTCAAAACCCTCTACTTCTACTGCTAATTCTGGATTTTCTGCATTGAATACTGCAGATGCAATATCTGTCATACCATCTATTGAATTAAAAGTAGAAGTTACATTACCTGCATAAGAATCTAAATAATCATTTGCTTTTGAGTTATCACTTAAAAATTCATCTTCAGCTGCAAAATTTCCACTTTGTACTGTTTCGGTAGTTGCTTTTTTTGCAATTCTTTCATTGGCCCAATTACCCATCTCGGGTAGATAAACAGTTCCAAATTCAGTATGGTCATATGGTTCTTGTACATCTGCAACTCGTAAAGATAATTGTTGGTCTATATCAGGTGATATTGGAAATAATGTTCTACCAGGTTGCATACTTTGTATTGCAATCATATTACCTAACTGACCACTTGGTGTTTTGAATGAAACATCATAACCATTTACAATTGTTGTAGGTGATTGAGGTTTAAACTGAAACATATTTTTAAAAAAATCAACTTTATCAGCCTCATCTTGAGTAACATGATTTTTATCTATTATTGTCATTTTTGAAGATGCATAATCAGGTGAAAAGAAATTTAAATCCATAATATCATGTGAATCATTTCTAATTGCATCTAAAATACCTTTCAATGCACCTTTAATATTATCTGCCCCTTCAAAGGATTCTTTAATTATAGCAGTAGATATAAACAACTCTCTTAATGGTATTCTTTTTTTCCCCTTATCTGTATTTGTATAATTTCTACCACCTGATGGGGATTTTTTTCTTTTAGTACTATAAGTGTGATTCCATTCATCTGGATATAAAAAAGATAAACTAGTTGCATCTTCAGAGGCTCTTTGTCTTTCAAATAAAATTGGGTCCCACCTTGTGTATACATCACTTGTATCAAATCTTGCAACTAAATCTCCACCGTTGTTTATATCATCTAAATCTTTACCGATACCAAGTTCTGAGTTTAGTATTTTATCTTCTAAAAAACCGAATGAAATGTAAAGGTTTTTATCGTTACTAATATTTGCTTGGTCTTTAGCAGCCTCTCGTATTTCTTGTTCTGTATAATCATCATAATCCGCCCTTGTTTCATCATCAACATGTTGTTGCCAATATACACCCGTTACAACATTTGCTTTATCGGGTGCATTATTGTAAATATTACCAGAAAGGTTTGATGCTGCAAATCTATCTGCAACCACATCCCATGCATCCTCATTATCTGCAGATGCATTCCAATTAGGTGGTATTATTCCCTTTCCTTTACCATTATTAAAATGTGCAGATGCAAATCTGATTGCTTCAGTATCAAGACCATCTATAACTTTTCGTTGAAAACCCGAATCATTTGAATAATTATGGTCTAACAACGCATTGTTTTTTGAAGTTATTGTAAGACTACATGCCACAGTACCATTTGTGTTTATTTTTGAATCATAATCTGTAACATAACCCAATAAAGTTTCCATATCACCATTTGATTTTGTAACAAAACCATCTTCACCGTATAATAAATCTTCTATCGCCTTCCCCCCATTTTGGTCTGCAAAAATCAATTGTGCGGGGTCATATAATTCTGCCGTATCCCATCCAAAATCTACAAAAACTTGTGCACCTGGTTTTAAAAAATACTTACTATATAGATTATCAAAATCATGGAAGTTATTTACTGTAAAGTTTACCGTACATTTTTTTATAACACCCAACGCACCTTCTGTATTTGAGCTCACAGAAGTAATACCAGCAGCAGGTTTTAAAAATTGATTATCATTTGATTCACCAGGATTTGGAATAACCTCAGATAGTGTTGCATCTCCTAATCCAGATGAATTTGTTTCAATTCTTTGATTAGGTGCCTTTGAAATACGAGAAAGATTATGGTTACCTACTTCATAAATAATTCTTTCATACTTTTCTATTTTTTTTTCTAATATTTGACTACCTTCTGTCACATAAACATAGTTATCTTTACCTTCATTGGGAAGTGCTTGATATTCATCTATTTCAGATTTTTGATAAGAATCAGTTTGTGTATGTCTGTGAATCTGTACTGCAGTCCACATTCTTGCAATAGTAGTTCTCGAAGATAAATCAAGCAAACCATTAAAATTAGTTTTATAATCTCCAGCTATTGGTTTTCCCTCATTATCAAATAATGCATTATTTATCTGAACTGATTCATTTGGATTTTGTTGTTCTGATAGTGCCTGTCTTAATTCAAGTTTCTGTCGTACTCTTGGATGTAAATCTGCACCAAAGACTCTTTTACTTATTCCGGCCATAACCTATCCTTATTGTGTATTTGTAAACTGAGTGGAAGCAGGTATTCTTAATTGTACCCCAACCTCTATATTCATTGTAGTTAAATTATTTGCATTTGCTATATAATACCATAAATGTGGAGTACCATAAAATTGATATGCAAGATTATCCAATCTATCTCCTTCTTGTGCTATAACAAAAATATCTTCGTTAGATTCTGGTATTTTTTGATAAATAGTGGTTTCGTATGATTGAACCTCATTTACCGAATCATATATTTTTTTCTTACTTATTTTTGTTTCTGAATATCTCGACATATAAAACTCCTAAACAATACTCGAAGCATCGTAACCATAAAATAAAGTATTTTTATCTGGTACTTTTCTATGTAGTATTTGTATTCCAAAATTTGCAATAATGTGTTTCGGTACTCTCTGTCCTTCTCTCCATTCCCACGGGCTATTATCCGGCCAACTATAATTAATACTCTTTAAAAAACCCAATTGATTTCTTGAATTATTACCAAATAGTTCACCTAATCTAAACTGCATTAATGGAGCCTTCATTCTTCTTTTACTTTCAGTTGGTATAATATTTCCATTATCATCAACATTTGTAAATTGGGTATCGTATTGATATTCTGGATATGCCATTGAAGTTAATCTTCTCATCTTCCCATATATTGAGTCTAATTCTGCAGCAGTTTGTGCAATCATTTTTAGGGTAAAAGATACATCCCTTTCTCCTCTTTCGTATATATAAACGGGTTCACTTCTTCCAATATAATTTTCTGGTGTCCAATTTGGTGATACATTTTCTGTTAAAGCCTCTATTGCACCTCTCATGATGATATATGTGTTATCCCTTAAATCTTTAAAATATAAAGGATATCCTTCTTTTCCAGATTCAACATTTAACCCTTTACCGATATATCCTGCCGCACTTAAAGTTGAACCTTTCAACATTGGTGCAAGTGTCATTCTATCACCACCATTTTTTTCATCCATACTCGATGGGTAAAAATTAGTAGATTGGATATTAGAATATTTTACATTACCTAATTGACTGTATGGTGTGGATATAGTTCCTTTTTCTAAAAGTCTATCATCTGAGGGTTGTTGTGTTGCATTAGCCAATCTTTGATTTATTGTTCTATCAACAGGTGTAGGTGTATTAGGTTTTTTTGAAGTACTTGGTCCTCTTATACCACTTCTATTTTTAAATACTGCCTGACCACCATAGTTAGTTTTTTGTACATCAAATGGATTCTGTAATCCAATTTGTGGTAATTCAACACCAGCAATTGGATTTAAATTACCACTCATACCAATAGATGGTAACACATAAGATGAAACATCACCAACTACACCACCTATAGTGTTTAATGCCCCACCGATTGAATCTGAAATGGCACCTAATCCCCCACCAAGACCTGGTATATTTATATTAGGTAAGTCAATATCGGGTAATTTTAAATTTTTACCAAAACCACCCATACCATCAAATGCACCTCCTATCGATTTACCAATACCTTGAATAAAATCATTTTCACTAATAGTATCGATAACACCTGATACAGCATCTTTTAATCCATCAAATACATTACCTATTTTAATTTTATCGTCTAAAAATTTACCAATATCTTTTCTAAATTGAGATTTTTCAAATTTTATATTAATATCGATTGGTTTAAAATCAATACTACCTGGTTTAAAAGATGATATTGGATTATTTACACCAATATCCATTGTGTTTTGAACGGCATCTAAAAAACCAAAGAATGGATAATTATCACCTTGACCAAATCTTATCTGTTGATTTGATGTAAAATCAAAATCGTTAGTACCACCTGGTAAATACCCATTTGCACTCATTTTTCCAAGTCCAATTTTATTATAAGTAAAATCTTGTTCATTTGGATTTAAGTATGAATTATCACCCAATACTTGGAATCCTATACCTCTATATCTATCTATTAAAGATGATGCTGCATCTGCATCTGTTAATTGATGTAAGAATCCACCTGGTATTCCGAGTGCAGTATCTCCTGCGAGTTCTAATACCGTATCTTGATATTTAAGAAAAGGTGGTGGTGATAATACTTCAGTATTAAATGGTAAATTAGGTGTATCAATACCAAATTTATTTAATTTTTCTGATACTACTCCAAATTTATTTACAGCACCACTTACTCCTGCTGCAACACCAGTTGCAGTATTTACAATGTATAAACTTGCCTGTCCACCCTCCGAAGAAACTTGTACTTTTGCAGCTGGACTTGTATAACCAAATCCTGCTGAAAATCTTAAATCATCGGATTCTGGAGTTAAATTACTTGTAGCAAGTAAATCATCTAATTTTGCTGTTAATGTAGGAGTAGTATAATCTAAAAATGTAATTACATCATTATCCAATTGACTATAACCAGGAACATGTTTACCTCCTTTATGTTGGTTACCACCTATTGGAGTAGGTGTAGGTTTATTAAGTACTGGAAATGCTGTTTTGAGTGATGATAGACCGGCCATTATCCTGTCGCCTTATCCATACCAGTAACAACTTCTGATGCAATTGTTTTAGATGATGAATCTATGGATGTTTTTAATTCAGTTTTCATTGCAACTACATCCCCTTGTAAACCTTGTATTGCCATAACTATAGGTGTTATATCAATATTTCCTCCACCACCATCTACGGCATCACCTAATTTATCTGTATCTACAATTGATTCGTTTGCATCAGCGATTGCTACACCACTTTTAACATTAGCTGCATCAGTTGTACCTTGTATTGATTCAAATCTTGGTGCGGATGCCATAGCACCTAACAATGCACCAACCGCAAGAGCTGCCATAGCCATAAAGACGGGTGTTCCAAATCCAAGAGTTGCAGCAGAACCCGATGCGGCTGCGGAAAAGAATCCACTTATCGCCTTCACTACATTTGCAGTTGCTGCGATTCCTGCTTTAACTGCCTCTTTCATAGATGCCACTGCTGCTAAACCAGATAACGCAATTGATTTTTTTGTCAATGTATTTTTAATAAGTGTAACTGCATTACCTGCACCAGTTACAGTATTTAAATATAATTGTTTTAGTGCCAATCTTTGTACTTCTGCACCTTCCAAAATAGTAGTTTTTATTAAGGCTGCTTTTTTCAATAGATATGCACCTGTTGCCATTGTACCTGCTACAATTTGTGGTAAAAATACTGCAGCCATTATACCAGAAACAACTTTTGCAGCAGTTCCAAATTCAGCGAAAAATCCTATTACAGCCTTTACAGGTGTTAATAATAAATTCATAGTTTTAAATATCATGTTCAATGCAGGACCTAATGTTTGTACTAATGTTGCAGCAGTTGATTTTAACTCGTTAGTTAATGATGCCATTGATGAAATTGCATCTTCTCCTGCTAATTCTTCAAATCCTTTTTGACCTGCTATTTGGTCACTTAATCCTAAGGCCTCATCTGATTTACCAACAAATTTAGCCATTTCATCTACACCAACACCAATCGAATCTGCCAGTGCCTGTCTTTGTAACGCATTCATTTTATTAAATTCTTCTTCACTACCAACTTGGTCAAGCACTGCTTGCATTGCACCCTCAATATCATTATTCAATGCAAGTTCTCTTGCTTTTTGAAAATTAATATTTTTTCCTAACATCGCAGATACTTCTATTTCTTTATTTAGAGAACTTTGAAAATCTAATAAACCTGATGATACTTTAGCAACCGTATCAAGATTTGTTCCTAATTTTTTTGCCATTGCAGCTGCTTTAACTATATTCTCACCACCATCTACTGCAAATTTAGCGAATGTTTCTGTATTACCAGCAACCTCTTTCATTATTGCGGATGGTGCAATACCATTTGCAACTGCCAATGATTCTGCTGATTTTGCTAAATCTTCTGCCTGTTCTGGTGTTAATCCACCAATCTCAGTTAAAGTACCTAAAAGTTTTGCCCCCTCATCAACACTCATTCCAAGAGATTTTGATAATTCACCTACCGCCGGTGCCAAAGCAAGTGCTTCATCATAACTAACACCAAAATTATTGGAAAGTGCACCTGCTGCGGTCATTGCATCTTCGGTACTATAACCTAATTTCTGCATCTCAGCACCAGCACCCATTATATCATTTTGGAATGGTACTCCTGCTGCACCTAATTTATTACCTATCTCATCCGTTGTTTTCATAAACGAAGTAAGAACCATAAAGGCGGCGGTAATTGCCCCAGCTAATAAACCTTTACTGAATATATCTTGCATGGTAGAACCTACCTCACCCATAGCACTAACCATTTCTTTACCCATTTCAGCAGATGCCTGTTCTACTTTTAATTGTTGTCCTTTAACACTTAATAAAGCCAAATTGGTACGATGTTTATCTGCAGCTGCAGTATGACCTATAGCATCTAATCTGGCTATTTCTGCAGATAATTTTACCTGTTCACTTTTTACATCTGAAAGACTAGTTTCTTCACTTGCTGCCATCTTTACATATTTAAGTCTTGATTGAAATTCTTTTTTACTCATCTGGTCATCTTTATATGCTTGATGTGCTGCTTTTGCAACCGTAGCATAATTACTAACCATTTTTTTCTGAAATTGAGTAAACTTACCCCCTTGTGCGTTCATAGATATTAGGCTATTTTCCATCTCCTCATAGAGATTTCTGCCTTTTTCTAATTCTTTTGAATCGTAAGTAGGTCCTTTTTTCTTTTTATCACCTCTGGCCATTTAATTATCCTTATTTATACAGGTCACTAAATTTGATTTTTTGTAACTTTACTTTTTTACCAGTTTCTTTCTGTAGAGCCTTTTCTAAATCGGTCAATGCACCGTTTAACCCACCTAATGCACCACGAAGTTTTTTACTTTTTTTAAGAGTATCTTTACCCTTAAAAAGTTTAGTCAATGATGAGAAAAAACCTTCTGATAAGATTTTTATCTCTGTAATTTTTTCTTTTGTTTTTGTAAGATTAAGTAACTGTTTCATTTTTATTGACATAATATTCTCCTAAAGATAGTCTTATTCATATATAAATATCAACATAAATGAAAAGTATGTTAGATTATTTGTTTAAAAGTTTTTTCCAGAAAATCTACTACTTCTTCCTGGTTTTTTATAACTTTGTTTGATTTTTTGATTTACTTTTTTTTGTTCTTCGGTTTCTGTATCTTTTTGTTCTCTTAATTTACGAAAATAAAAATTTCTCAAATATACAGGCATACAATAAACATCACTATGATTAAAACCTTGACCATAGTATATTAGTTGAAATATTTGATTGTGAATATCTGCCCGACTATTCGGTGCTAGGCCAAAAAAAGTTTACCGTCATTGGTATATCTACCTTGACGGTTTCTCCTTCTATTTCTATTTCCTGTGAAAGTTCTATATCAGGTGCAATTTTTGCAATTTCTTTTCTTAAATACAATGAATCTCTTGATAACATATTTTCAACAAAACCATTAATAACAGACTGGTCTGTACTACCATCCACCTCAGTAATTACTCTTCTTAACCGTGTGGTTAATTCTGGTGAATATGCCTTATTAAGTTTTTTCATAGAATCTAATTCTTTTTCGATTTCTTTTTCTTCATGTCCTGTTAAAATTTTAAATTTAATCTTTGTTTTTGATGTGGGTAAATCACAATCAAAAGAATTTACAGTTAAATCTATTGATTTATCTAGTTCTTTAAAAGGACAATCTGCCAAGTTAAATGTATGTTCTATAATCTCATCTGTTTTTGGTAAGGAAATAGTTGCAGTATAATCTGGTCCATATGCCAAAATTCTAGCTGCAACCATTATTGCATTCTTATCACCTAATATCATATCATCAGTTTTAACACCAGATGTAACTATCAAAGAATCTATTAGAGTTTCGATAACTCTACCTTTTTTAATAAGATTCTGTGATGTAAGGATATCTTCTTCTTTAGCAGTCATGTATTTGATTTCAATTTTTCCATCATATAATGGTGAATCTTTTCCATATATTTTACCACCACTTGGTAAATCAATTATTTCAGTTGGAAACTTTTGTTCTTCTGCCATTTATATCTCCTATGATTTTGATTCAGATACAGATGTTTGTCTGTAACTGGTAACTAATTTCTTAATCTCACCGATAGCTTTTCTTGCTCTACCACCAGCTGCTTTATTACTTTTTTCTGCAAATACCTTATGGTTTGCTTGAAAATCTTCAAATAATTCTTCTATTTGTTCATATAATTCGTTAGTTGTTGCCATTTTATACCTCCGTTGCTCGCCTGAACCACCCCAAGAAAAACTTTTCTTGTTCTGGTTTAGCTGTTATTAAATCTACATAGAACTTAACTCGATAAGCTCTAACTCTGTCTAGTTCTACACCTTTAAGTGCTCCTATTGTTGCTGGTCCTAAACCACCATCAACTTCTATATCTCTTCCACGATTAACTGCTGCTCTTTGTAATACTTTAACTGCAGTTCGTCTTCCCATATTTACACACATATCAAAGAAGATATGCCATAAATTCTGTGGAAGTGATTCAACACGATTTTTATCCCAATAGTCTTTTCTATAGATTTCTTTAGCTTGTTCTACTGTTAGATTTTTAATATCAACATCTGGATAAAACCTTTTAGTGATACCATACTTGGTTTCACCACCTAAATCTTTGGGGTCGTTTACATAACCACCTTCGTGTTCTAAAACTTGTTCGATTATTTCATCAAAATTTTTCATACTACCTCTATAACTTATTCATATATAAATATATACAAAATAAAAAAAACCCTCAAAAAAAGAGGGTTTTTCTTAATATAATGTGTAATTATCAATTAGAATTGAAGTATTGCGTAATCATATCTTAAAGATAGTTCGATTTCTACTGGGTCATTTCCTTCATTTGATAAATCACCAAAGTTTGCTGATTTAATAAATGCACCCTTTAATGTCCATTCTTCTACGATATCACCAACGGGTCCTAATACTTGACAAGTAATATCTTTTTTGTAAAAATCAGAATACCCATCTCTACCAGTTACTGATTCATGAGATAGTCTCACCCATTCCATCACGGCCTGAGCAGCAGAAGGAACAACCGGGTCGTATAAAGTCATTGAAATTTCTGCCCAACTTCCTTTACCTTTCACATATCTTTTTACATTCATATGATTTATTTCAACTTCTTCAAATTCAATTGAAGGTCTAGCTGCGGTTTTTATGATATATGCAGGTATCCCATCAATCTGAAATATAAATCTATTTTTTAATTTCGGTTCAAAGGGTGTGAACATTATATCATTAGCATCTACTAATTCTGCCATTTTACCTCTCCTGTTAATTTTTTAGTTTAAAATCTGTTCATATATAAATAGTTAAAAAATGCAAAAAGAGCCCATATTTCTATGAGCTCTTCATAAAATTTTAAAAATAATCTGTATTTAAAATCTTCTATTCAGGAAATGATGCACCTGTAGGTTGTACTGTAAAGTCTAATACTATAAACTCAGCAGTTCTTGTTGGTTGTAAAAACAACTGTCCCATTAAGATATTTCTATCTACTACATCTGGAGTGTTGTTTGTATCATCCATAACAACCTTGAATGCATTCAATCCACTATTAGATTGTATTTGTTCCAAATAAGGATTTACAATGTTTAAAAACCTATTTCGTGTTGCAACATTATTTTGTTCAAATACTAAGAACCTTGATGTTGATGCAACAAACTTTTTAACCTTAATTAACAATCTACGAACATTTACTCTATCGAGTGCCGATGATTTCTTCTGTAATGTTTTTTGTCCATATAAAACAACACCTTGTCCTGCAAAGGTTGCAATCGGATTAACATTTGAATTATATAAATCATCTCTTTCATTATTTGAAAGTTTTCTTTCGGCCTCAATAGCACTTTGAATATTACCTCTATTTAAACCTGCTGGTGCAAACCATGGCTGTGCAACTTTATCACTAAAAGTATAAACACCTGCAGCAGTAACTGAAGGTGGCACCCATCTTGGTATACCACTAACTGAATCATTTATCTTAACCCATGGCCAATAAGTAGCTGCAAAACTTGAATTTCTTGTTTTTGCCTGAGTTGTTACATCTGAAAGATTTGAACCATGAACAACTGAATCCATCACATAAAAAGCATCACCTCTATTTGAACATACATCGATTGCTTTTTTAGCAATTGCACTATG